AAATAGATGCTGTATATTTTAACCGTGATTACACGCCATATGCACTGATTCGCGATGACGAGATATCTAAAATGTGTAATAATATGGATGTAAAGTGCGCCATGTATCAAGATTACTATTTATACGAACCTGGGACAATTAAGAGTAAATCAGGAGATATTTATAAAAAATTCACACCATTCTACGAGACGGTTCTCCCGATGCACGTGGAAGAATCTGTAAATACAAAGAAATCCGCTCTTCGCTCACACAAATCAAAGATCATATTCTCGCAGATACCTATGACGGGAGCCAGACGTCTTCTGGTAAAAAAGAACGATAATGTATTAGTACATGGTGGGAGAAAAGAAGGTCGCAAACGCCTCTCCGAAATTGGTGAACTCAATAAAACGTACGCCGAAACCAGGAATATATTCGCTACTAATACGTCGTTGTTGTCGGCATATATAAAATTCGGTTGTGTTTCGGTTCGCGAAGTAAATAAGAAATTCACTGGCGAACTAAGACGACAGCTAATATGGCGTGAATTCTACGCACACGTTCTCTTCGGCTATCCGGAAATGGATCCCAAGGATAAATTCAAGTGGAAGAATAACTTACGTCAGTTTGATTTATGGTGCACGGGTAAGACGGGGTTTCCAATCGTTGATGCGGCAATGCGGCAGATGAATGCAACCGGATGGATGCATAATCGCGGACGTTTAGTAGTTTCTACTTTTCTTATCAAAGGCCTATTAATTGATTGGAAATGGGGAGAAAAATACTTCGCTAAGAAACTAATAGATTATGATGTAGCGAACAACAATGGAAACTGGCAGTGGATTTCGGGGACGGGTGCCGATCATATGCCATACTTCCGCGTATTTAGTCCGTGGATCCAATCGGAGAAATACGATGAGGATGCGGAATATATTAAAAAATGGGTGCCGGAACTGGCGGATGTGAAACCTAAAGATATAGCCCACTGGAATATGGCACATTCAGAATACCCGAATGTTAAATACCCCAAACCGATTGTGGATTTCAACGTCCAATATCATGAATATTTGAAGCGATATTAGATTTTAAATATGTTATATAAAAATATATGTGCGTATTATATACAACACGCAATGGGAAACCCGTGGATGGACTTTTTAGCTGAAGAGAGAGGTAAGGATGAGAACAAGGATGTTCCTCCTATGGAGTTATCCAGTCACGTAAGGCCCAAGTATGACGCCTGGAAGGCCGAGCATGGGATTGTTAGTGCCGAGGTTTCGCAGGCGAAGCCTGCGGTTATTGCCAAGCCTGCCATGAAGAGGCGCAAGACGATGAAGAAGAAGGCGAAGCCCAAGTCTAAGAAACATATGCGGGGAGGCAAGTCGCGCAAGCGTTAAACAAAAAATTGAATATATTTGATTGGATATGATTTAGAGCATCCAATCAAATGAACCATACATCCACAGACTCAACTGACGACGGGAATGATATTGAGGCAATCGTGGTAATATGCGTTGTCTTTGCAATCATACTTTGTACCATCATCGCCTGTAAGAAACACAAAGACAAGTATCAGAGAGATCTACAGAGGCACGCACAGGTATTTGGACGAAACCCACGGCAATTTACTCTCTCTGTATAAATATATGCCGTGCAGATATAGCGAGATCTTCGGAAAGGTTGGCGAGGGGGCTCATTCATATCGTGTCTTTGATATAGCAGTTGTTGATGTGATCCTTACAATCATTGGTGCGTACATAATTAATTTATTTTTACCACAGTATAAGTTCATCCATATACTTGTCGCATTGTTCCTGTCGGGTATCGCATTACATCGCCTTTTTTGTGTGAGGACGACGATAGACAAAGCGCTATTCAGGGGGGACCAAGGTCCCCCCTAACCCCCTCCTTTCGTTGGAGTGTATTATGTTATAAATTATGCGAATTTATATACTTATATATATTAATGGGTAAAAAACGGTCTGGTTTGGCTCTACACCGAAAGGCTTATTCATGGATCATGGCTACGTTTAACATTAGTATACTTAGTGGTGTTGGTTCATCTGATATTAGCAACCTCACAGAGGTTAGTATACCAGGTCTGCTTTATGATGCGAACTCAACTGAATTTCCAGCATTAGATGATGGAGATGTACCAATACCTATGGCCGGTATGACATTTAACTTTTTCGGGATAAATCGCACAGATAGTTTATATTGGTCGTCTAACAATTCTTTAGTATTCGGAACTCCAAATCCAAATCTAGAAGTTAATATTTCACGTGCTACCGTTCCCGCAATATTACTAGGCAATTTTGACAGATTGTTAAAAACATTTTACTATTCAAATTATTCAGGCACGAACTATTCTATAACTACATTGCTTGTTACATTTTACAACTATTACCTGGATCTTGTTGGAGAAGCAACATATCAATATAAAATTAGGCTTATAAAGGAAAATACAGGGTCACAACGGCAATTTGTAGAAGTGTATGTGATTTCTAGCCCACCCGACACAGGATATTCATCTGCTATAGCAACTTATCTTTCTGGTTCAGTAGATACTAATGGTAACGCAATAGATACAACCAAAAATTCACCATACAATATAACAAATGGAACTAATTTCTTGAATCCATTTGGGACTACATTTTCTCTTACGAGTCCCGCAGCAAACACATCCTTCGTATTGGCAAGCGATGCTACAGGCACAACGTGGAGCTTTACTAATAATGCATATGTAAACGTGTAGGGTGCCATTGAAAACAATAAATGTATTTTATTGTTTTATATCGTATAAAACAATATAAGGATGTTTGATTTTTATCTATATAAAAATGGAGACTTCATTGATACGAAAAATAATCGCATCCGATTTGCCAAGAAAAGAACAGGACATCCTGATTATGTTGGTTGTCGCTTATAATACCGTAGACCAAAAAAAGACAACGTTAGATGCTTATTACGAAACGGAAAACAACGAAACAGACCATTCATCTGAATGCGAGAGTGATTCAGAGACTGACGTTAAACCTAAAGATGGGTATGATTGTAACGATCATGGGTATAATAAAGCAATGCGAGGTAAATATGAGGACCGTCACGGTCGCATTCTCAGCGGCAGAGAACTAGCGGCCACCGAATACGCAGAAAAATCAATCAGCCAGGATCATAGTAAGGCATGGGGACTCCAGTTTCCAACTAATACTATATGGGGCAACTGGGTGTACTCCTATAACAAGGATGATGCGTAAACAAATATGATATTTCACATTAGTAAAATATCATCTGTATAAATAAAAATATTATCCCAAGCAAAGGAGGGGGTTAGGGGTACATTATACCAAGCAAGGGAGGGGTTCAAGGGGAACCGTAGGTTCCCCTGCTTAAATGTCTAGCGAGATTACATTCTTATCCGACTTATTACGACGCCTTGATGACTTCTTTGGCATCATCGTTCCGGTAATATCATTCAAACTACTAATGCTAACCACCGAGTCATCATCGTTGGAAATATCAACCTTCTTCGTCTTCAATCCCGACAAAATATTATCAATATCCATGTTACGAGGTCCAGTCATCTCCGGGCGAACAGACTTGGGCTGTTGCTCCTGCATACCACGTCCCACATCAATATCCGGTCGGTTCTGCATGAACTGATTTCCCGGACGCTCGCTAGGAGGCGGCGCCGCGAAATTACGCGTCTCCATCGGCGCGGGAGGAGGGCGATTCATCGTATTCGGCTTGTTGTTATTCAGTAGTTCACTGGCAAACGCCATGCCCGGCGACGACTGCTTCATAGAATCAACCGTAGCCGTTGTAAACATTCGCATCAGCTCCGGAGACTGACGGATCACATCATTGAACCCCGGGGTAGCAGTGGAAAGCGCTTTGTTACTAAAATGAACTACACTCGCACTGAATCCGAGACGCATCAATAGACTCAGTTCCGGGCTCATCTTACCACCCTTATACTTCTCGTGGAGCTGCTCGAAGATCTCATCGTAACTATCAATGTCCTCGCTAATGGACTCTCCCCACCCGTCAAGCGAGATGCCGAAGGGATCAAACATAGAGTTACCATACTCAATCGTGTTAATCGCAGTAATCATCCAATTGCGCTGCATCTTAACCGCATCGCGCTTGCGCTTATCCTCTAGCGCGCCTTCATACTCATCCTCAATCTCCTCATAACTGGAATCCATCGTAAAACGCGACATATTCTTGATAATACCCTTCTCATGCCATTGCTCCAGATTCTTAAGCATTACACGCTTCTTACGGCGTTTCTCACGCTCATTCAATCCCATACCACCTCCGCCCCCGCCTCCGCCACCAAGAGGAACCTCATTCAATTTAGAGAACCCATCCCAAGTCTTAGTATTACCGATGCTTTCAACCGTCGCGCCTCCAAGTTTAGAATCAGTATCCTCAGAATGCACGTTGATCGGAGGCTCATTTTTACTAAATCCAAAGAACGTCTTAGTCTCCGATGGAGGAGGCGCAGCAGGCATATTCATAGATGATAGTTCATTCAGCTCGTTCTCTAATCGGTCCAGTTCTCCTAAATCAATGTTGGTTGATCCAGATGAGCTCTTGTGTTTATCATTCATAAGAAATTCAATGCCGGAACCAATATTCATGGTTCTCGTCTCTCCGACGCTCATTGAAATTGGATCCAGACTATTCAGGTTCAGATCAATTACCTCCATTTTATTATTACTATACATAAATTATGTTTAAGTTCTACGCGAACGATATTATATTTTTGCGCTTCATCCACTGAATCCCTTGTAGAAAACAGTCGGCCAGATCATCCTTCTTTTTTGTATCTAAAACTCCCTTCCAAGCAGAATACCGATCCATCTCTAAAAACCGATTGCAGTAAAAAATGGCGTCCTTTTTATGTTGTTGGTATTCCGAGTCTAGGTTCTCGTTCTGTTTCTCAAATCCCTTCAATTTACCTATAGATGAAAGAAACTCAATATTGATGTCGTCATTCTGCATAATGAAGTATTGCGCTAACATCCCTTGAATTGACTTCATTCGCGTGGCAATGGGCGATATTTGGTTCTCTACAATTACATGTTTTACGGTCTTGAATGATTCTATCTTACCAAACTCTCTCTTCATATTACGTCCGATACTAACTAAATCCACCGCGCCCGCATTAGTCTTCTTGTTTGTTATCGGTAATAGCGTTTTCTCGGTAAAGAATGCGTTGATCTTACCGACAATCGCGGGTTTCGCATCTGCATCTGCGATCGCAATAAACCGGTTCGCTGCAAACTGTCGTAATTCATCCAACTTGAGTTTCTTTACTGCACCGGGAGAACAGGTTTTGTCTGGTAACAGAAAACTAGACGATTTAGCGTGTGTTTGACAGTAGCATACTCCAGACTTTTCGTATTTGGCTTTTTTCCCACATATAGTCGCAGCGACCTTTTTATTTTTGGGCGCATTCAATACAGTGCATGTTTTGGCATCGGGTTCTCGGTCCATTAGATTACTTATATTCCAATCAATCACTGAACCACTCGCGTCAAATACACAATACGCCATGTTCTTGATACCAATATCAAAACTAATAATACTCATAAATATAGATTGTAAACCTATATTTATCTATTTATATGCTATTTTTGGTATTTCGTTCGCGAATAACGTTTGCCTTTGATGTCACATATCTACGGTAGTCCGCGTTTGTTCTGATGTCTTCGCTCCGTAGTAATTTGCTATTATCATCTGTTTCCTCTAAGGGCTTTTGGAAAGGCGTAATGATTGGCTTCAATACTAAAGTATTATCATATTTGGCATATTGACGTTCCATTTTATGTATATATTATATTGATAAAAATTTATTTCTCTAATAACTTGAGTAATTCGGTTTTGGTTAGTTTATGCGCGTTTGTAGAGAGGCCCTGAGAGGAGACAATCTGCTTGAGTTCAGCAACAGTTAGCTTTTTGTAATCAACGCTTGGAATCTCTATCTTATGGATCGTAGGCAGAGGTTCCTCGGCATCCAATTCAATAGCAGCATCATCCGCATCGGACTCGGTTGATTCAATAATTTCAATCTTACTACCAAGCTCCATATTTATAATCTTAACCGACTGCTCGTCATCAACCTTGAGGTCAATCTCCTCTGCCTCATCCTCATCATCATCCTCGTCATCATCATCATCATCATCATCCTCATCCTCATCATCCTCATCATCATCCTCCTCAGCCGTCATATTTTTATACGCGGCGAATGTAGACATCATCGGATCCATACGACCGCATAGACCGCCAACAGATTGCTCTTGAGAAGCGGATTTCATAGCCTTCAGCTCTTTAACTAAATTTTGAACGATGTCAAACATGGTATCACACTTCTGTTCCATAGAACTCAAACGTTGTTTAAAATGATACACAAGAAGAACGATTAAAACAAACGTGATTCCTAAACTCAAGAGGAAGAAAGACTCTATAAAATTAAAGGCACCCATAATTTTTATAATAAATGTATAAAAAAAACGCTTATTACAAACGAATAATATATTATAAATATATAAGCAATGGAAAACGTTCAAGCGAAATACATGACTTTAGAACCAACGCCAATTCAGTCTAGTCCTATCCAGTCTAGTTCTGCAGAATCATTTAGCGGAAAGAACCTTGTAATCATCGTCTTGCTAGTTCTCTTATCGTTATCGTTTTTCGGTGTTAATCTATTGGACTATATTAGCAATGCTATAAAGACGTTCATTGCTATATTTACACCGATTATAACGCCCATATTATCCTTGTTTGGATATACGACAGGAGCGGTGATTAACACTACGGCTGATGTAGCTTCCGATGCCGCGAAAACGGGCATTGATGTGGCCGAGGGCGCAGTGCAGAGCGTAGGAAATCTACTCATATCCGCTAGCAAAGGAGGTGTGGATACCACTGAATTAGATCGCGCGTTGAATATCGCTAAACCTAAAACGATAAACGATCCGGACAATGATACTACTGCGAATCCGATCCAGGGTCCGATTTCCAATAATAAAATTGGATGGTGTTTAGTAGGAGAGGTCGCTGACCGGCGCGGGTGCATCATGGTGGATGATGAGGCTAAATGCATGTCAGGTCAAATATTCCCTTCCAAGAAGATGTGCTTGAATCCGACACTCAGTCAAAATACTCAAAACTAAAGTAAATAATTGCATGATGGTATTATATGGAGATACCATCATGGGCGTTCGCCAGCGCAGGCAAGTCATTATCTCAGCCGGAACGAACAATCGTTCCGATACCAGTACCAGTACCAGTACCAGTACCAGTATCAGTTTATGTAACAAAAATAAAAACTCCGGAACCAGCTATATATACATTTTACGATGATATTTTAGACACCATTAATGATATGATACCTAAACAAAGCTTACTAATGAGCTTGCTTTTAGAATTATACATCTGAAATATAATAGGGTACTCTTGGTGAAAGAGACGTTGAATCTGGAGAACTGAACGTACAGTTCACAAGTGAATCTGTAGTAGACGTAGATACATTCATATATACTCGTGTATTAAAACTACTATAAGTCCCTGTTCTTGATGACGTTAGCTTAAACTTCAGTTTTATTTTATATACATATCCATTCCTAGTTGGAAGGGTAAGATTCGCAATATTCAAATTACCAATATATTTCACGCCACTAAATTGCTTGGAAATGGAAGAGCTTGGATCTGTAACAACATAGCTAACTGTCTTGGATTTTAATTCGTTCAATGTTGTTATAACAGGCGCAATCGGAGAAGTCAACAAATAATTAGCATCATTGTAATATACTGATACCTCAATACTATTAATGTTTACATTACCAATAATACTTGCGCCAGATGCAATACCATCAACGTATATTCCTATAGGACTATTGATTGTAAATGTAGTACTGGATGTTTCAATCTTAGTTATCGCTAGATCCAAGAGAACAGTTTCTATAGAATCATAAGACACGATATCATCCTTTGTACTATCAATCCACTTGCTATTATCTTCTGTGTTTATTAGACCTAATGAAGCAGTATTCTGTGCGTAATTATATAATGGAACAGTAGGCACATATTGGAGCGTAACGACCGGTCCAGGCACATCAGACGATGAAGATAGCGATGGAATATATAAGTCGTTAGCACAGTTACTTATATTAGTATTTACATTTGTATACATAAAAGTAGCAACGGCAATAGTTTGCGAAAGATTTACTGTATAGGTTCCAGTTTTACCTGTTGTTTGCGATTGTTCGGTAATGACTGTTCCGGATCTAACTCCATTCCCGCTTACAGATTGACCTACAGTGATTATTCCAGAACTAACCGAAGAGACAGTCAATGTAGTTCCAGAAATTGTTCCTATAAATGACGTTCCTACATTGATATTTCGCCCGATTGCGTTTTTAAACTTATTTGCCCTGGTTGGTTTATTGGTCTGGGTTGAATTTTTATTGTATTGCAATATTTCCGCTTTGCGGCGCATATCAAGCTGCGACGGCGTAAAATTTGTATTTAAATATGGATTTGTGACGCCCTCAAACCTAACTGGCGGCATCATCATCTGAAGAAATGCTGTGCGCTGCTGAAGTGTTTCGCATGTATTATCTGCCATAATATAATAAGGTGTTATATTATATTATATTATGCTTGCGGCTGAAACCATATATTGGATAAGTAATCAAACTTTGTGTCGCGTTGATTGTCCGCGGATGTCATATTTGGTCCGGCCATGGTAATATTATTGATCTGGAAGACGTTCAATGCTACATTAAAATAGCGAAGATCGGACATTTGTCCGTTGAAACGGCCGATAACTATGTCGCCATAATTTTGTTTCGGTACGTTTGTAAATACATAACGTTTTGCGACGGTTCCGTTCACATAAACGTCCATGATTTTATTTTGCATGCGAATAGCAATATTGAACCAGCGATTGAGTGGTATATTAACAATAGGTATCTTATCGCTTTCTCCAACTACAGAGTCCATTTGTATTTCAATAGTTCCAGAGTCATTCATTCCTTTTGTCAATGAAATCATAGGACCTTTTTGACGTACGCCGTCGCCCTTGCTAAATATAGTTGCTGATCCAGATGCAGGCAGTTCATTTATATTCAACCAAACACTCCACGTAAATTCAATTCCCTTGGAAGCATTATTAGACCGGTATATCGTGACAGAATTGGAATTTTTAGGATCCTGAGGGATACGTACTTGGGTATTACCATTTATCAAACCCTTTACTACGTACGGCGACATGTTTGGGCGTAAGAAGTAACTAATTATATAGACACCTAAATTCATCAACATTACAAATACAATTAAAACTAATATCAAAAATACGAACTTGGATATAATACTATTTGAATTCACGAATTCACTACTAGCCGAACCTAAATCCGCATTAGACGTTAAACCGGATAGTCCAGATGTTATACTATTACTAGCGCTGGAAATCGCGTCTGAAACGCCAGATTGTATGTTGGAAGCCTGTTCCATTAATGGTTTATTCACGTCCATCTATATATTTATATCTGATATAAAGTTACCACAGAGAGAATGAATTCGCGACAACATTATCCTTAATTAACGAAAGATTCACATTATAGCGACTTGCTAAATTACTAAGTCCTTTCTTAGATCCACTTCCCTCCATATATAAACTCCAAGCGGTTTGAGGATCCGACGGCGAAAGCACACGGCTAAATTTCGTCATGTATGTACCTGGGAGAACTCCAAATGTAATAGGAGATGTTGCGTCTGGCATGTGACGATTGATATCCGATACATCTATGACAGACTTAACTAACTTTCCATCTAAATACATGTCAATCGTGGAATTGTCAACGCTTATGGTAATTAAAACCCACTTCTGCAATGGGAAATTGTTTGTGATTTGGTATGTTGTTGTTGTATTCTTGCGTTTTAACTTCAGAGTCAAAGTGGATGTAGCACCGTTAATAAATACCCCAAGATCTTCGGCACGATTAAAGATTGCTACGTCCGAAGCTCCGGAGACTGGCTTATCCATATAGACCCAAACATTATACGCGTATCTAGTCGCATCAGGTCTAGTAAGACTACTGGCGCTAATATCAGCGGTCTTGTCCTTCATGTCAACCTCCTTAGACATGGTTGTCGTAGTAGAAACGGCGGTTGATATCATATACGCAATCACCACGATTAGTATAGTTGCAAGGAGAATAATAATGTAATCCATAGTTATATATAAAATCACATTATTTTATTTACGGGTGGATTTTTATTATATAGCAAATTATAGTTTTGCATTATCTGCGTGTTTGTGAGTGGAGCATTGTAATATTTCACATTAGAAACTGCACCATATAACCCATTTGTGCTGCCTATAGTAATCATAGTCCTAGATGAATTTGGTAATAAATTGCGATTACTATTCGCAAAGGTTCTCTCTAAATTTCCATTTACGAATATATCTACAGATCCATTTTCATTGAAGTTCAAAACAATATTATTCCATTTTTGAGTAGGCAGGCTTATGTCATATGGTTTCTGTCCCATAACGGTAAATCTATACTTATCTTTGCTCGGGTCTGTTTTTGACTTAATATACTCAATTTTCGGATAAGAATAACCGTATGTAAAAATATTAGCTTTCGCACCTGTAGTATTTTGTTGGTTTAAATACATCCACATAGATATGGAATAATTTGCTCGTTTTGCCAATTTATCACCATTATCCTCGGTTTTTAATGTCTTTATAACAGGTATATCTAAGAATACAGGTTCATTTATAATTTGTATACTATCATCAACGAGTTTTGACTCAAAAATCTTAGGCAACGCGACATATACAGCTATTAATAATAGCTCTATGGCTAATATTATGAATGTTACACTGGATGTCAAATCGTATTGTTGCTTAAAATATTTGACAAAATCCTCAAATAGACAGGGTATATAAACAATCAAGTTCAATACGAAACCAAGCCAATCTGTAGAATTATTTAAATATCGCCCTATTACGTTATTTGCGAATGATAATCCAACAATTACAATTGATATAGCTAGACTTATTTCAACTATGTTAATGGCAATTCGTGTTGTTGGATCGCGAGAAGCGCGATCAAATATTTCAGATCGTTTTATATAATTTTGATATAACTCAAATATAATACCACCAAGTATAAATATCGCTATAGCGCCTATAGCAGCGCCTCTTATAAATATACTGGATTTATCTGTAACTAATTTAAAAAGCGATATGGCTACAATACACATTATAATGGAAATTACAGCCGCATATGATTGTGTTTCTGATATACCGACATCAGATGATGTGTAGGACAAACTCACTATCATAACTACTAATAAAACTACCAATATCGCTTGACTGCTATTAATATCATATTTTGTAAGAATCCCTGACAAAAATGAAGGTTCTGACATATTTTACCTAAACGTCTATATATTACTATTATAAATTTTCAATGGCAGTTTTCTTACCGTGACAATCTCTGCATAGAGCGATGAGATTATTCACATGGTTACTTCCGCCATTTTCCAGGCGAATTGTGTGATCTACCTCAAACCACGCTGGTAATTGTTTCTGGCAATCGCCACAATGCCAATTTTGTCGCGCCGCCACAAACTTCTTTTTGGTCTCGCTAACTGATCGTTTTGTAGCCGTCTTTACACCATCAACTGGACCATCGCCGCCTGAATTCAATATGCGATTCTCATATTGATGGGTACGCGGACCATTGAAATCCTGCCTTGCAGTGAAATCCAATATGGGAGAAATCATATTACTAGTACTTTTATCTATTGGTAAATATTTCAGATACTCATTTGACGCCACTAACATTGTATGCGCTTTTTCGGGACTTTTTCTCATCAACCAACATAACATGTATCCTGCGAATGCAACACCGATCATCTGGTAGTACTTCTTCCATGATAGCGCGAGCTTTACGTACTTTCCGTCAGTGTGTATATTGGCTATTATAAATATGGTGATAAGGAATATAACGATCTCGAATCGCATTTATATATATAATAGATATCTAAGATTCCTTTGCTAGCAAATATATTAAAAATATACAGGTTAAGGTTAATGATGCGTGTATGTAATGTTTTCTTAGATTTAACGTTTCGCTTAATATGAATGGTTTGTTCTTATAATATGATTTATATAGATCAATGGACTTCAAAAACGATACTTCTTCTTTTCCGAGCGATACATTAACCTTATTATGTATAAAATGTACCCATCGTATGAACGACTCGCGTGAATCCAGATATGGCGTTACTGGATATTTATCCAACAAACTGCTAAATTTATTACCTATGTCGGATACGGGTATAAAGATAGGCATGTTCTGTATTAAATCATAATATTTGCGTTTTGTAACTGCGTTCGGTGATTCTGGATAAGAGTGCGCGATAGTGTGTAGAAAGAACCAATAATGCGGTCCCCATACATCTGGATCAAAATTCATGTATGTCAAAGTATATAGAACATTGGTATTATATATATGCAGATTGAATGAATAAAAATACAAATTGTAATAATTGTGGTAAACCGGGACACCTATTCAGTAATTGTAAAATGCCAATTACTAGCTCGGGTGTTATTGCGTTCCGAAAAACAAAGGGTGGTAGTTCCTATGAATACCTATTGATTAGGAGAAAGGAAACTCTTGGATATATTGACTTCATGCGTGGCAAATATTCTGTCAATAACAAGGAATACATAATGAACATGATGAAACAAATGACGAATATTGAGAAAGAACGACTATTATCTTTGGAGTTTGGGGAGCTATGGAAAGATATATGGGGAGAAGGATTTTGTAATAGTCGTTATAAATTAGAGGAGAGTGTATCGCGGGATAAGCATAGTTCGTTAGTTTCCGGAATAACACTAAAGAATGATTATTACACACTTAGTACTATTATTGAGGAGTCGCGAAAATATGGCGAGTGGGTCGAGCCGGAATGGGGATTTCCGAAAGGGCGACGTAATAATAACGAATCCGACTATGATTGTGCGATCCGTGAGTTTTGCGAGGAAACCGGATACTTAGATACGGCAATAAAACCAATTCATAATGTGATTCCATTTGAAGAGATTTTTACCGGGTCTAATTATTTATCATATAAACACAAGTATTTTTTAGTATATATGGAGCATATCGACACGCTGAATATGGATAATTACCAGCGATCGGAGGTATCTAAGATGAGTTGGTCCCGTATTTCAGATTGCCTAGTAAAGATACGCGATTACAATTTAGAAAAAAAGCGAATCATAACAAACGTGGATGCGTGTTTAAAACAATTCGCCGTTTATCAATTATGATATAAACGACATATTTATATATTCATTATATATATATGCCTCCTAAGAATAAAACACAAAAACATAAAACATGTCCGCCGGAAATATGTCCGACGGGAGAATGTCCTAGAAACATGCGATGGAATGTAAAAACGCAAAAATGCCTTGTGAAACCGTATGAATATTGGGGAGTCAAAAAGGATATAGATAATGGAATCAGAAAAATACCCGAAGATGTGAGAGATATGGTTGGTGAAGAAATTTACAAAACAAAATATGAAGATGAAGCAATTAAGCGAGGTGAAAAAATTGTATTGGTAAAAGTTCCCAAAAACGCCCAACCCGCGGCAATTAAGAATCCGCCGCCACCACCCCCTGTACCTATAGCGGAACCAGTTGAAGATAAAGGTCCTGTTGTTGTTCGCAAACCATTCAAGGTATCTATTTCCAAGAAGTCTCCAATTGTTGTTCGTACAGAGGTGCCGAAGGCATTAGAAGAATTCTCATCATCTGAAGAGGAAGAACAAGCTGAACTTGAATCACCCGAAAAAGAAAAACAAGGTGAAATTGAGTCGTCCTCGTCCGAAGAGGAAAAAGAAGGTGAAAATGAATCATCCTCGTCCTCGTCCGAAGAGGAAAAACAAGGTGAAATGGAGTCATCCTCATCGTCCGAAGAAGACGAAGACGCTGAACCACGATATGAAGAAAATAACGAACACAGTTACTTATACCCACATTTAGATGACCCCGATTTCGCTCTAAAAATAGCTAATCGCAAGGAGTTCAATGATTATCAATATGATGATAGCCTAAAAATAGCAGATCGTAATAATGGCGAGGGGTCAGTTGGTTCTATAGAAGATATTGAAAAACAAGCATCCAAGTTATGCAGTGCGGACTTTGAACTCATGCCACACCAAACATTCGTCAAAAACTTCATGTCCCTACAGACGCCATACAATAGTTTATTGTTATATCATGGATTAGGTACTGGAAAAACGTGTTCCGCGATCGGGGTATCCGAAGAAATGCGTGGATACATGAAACAGATCGGATTAAAGAAATCCATAATGATTATCGCGTCACCAAACGTCCAAGACAACTTCATATTACAGT